CCGGAGTCGCCGGCGCCATCGCTGTCGTCAACGCCGCCGGCGAGGTGCTCGTCTGGGACATGCCGACGATCGAGGTGCGCGGCAAGAAGCGCATCTCGGCCCGGCATCTGCGCGACCTGCTCGTCGACATCGGCCCGGCCGTCATGGTCGTCGTCGAAGACGTGCAGGGCGTGCAAGGTTCCGGCGCCACATCGGCGTTCTCGTTCGGCCGTGGCTGCGGTGTCATCGAAGGCGTGCTCGCCGGGCTCGACCGGCCCGTCACCTACGTCACGCCGCAACGCTGGACGAAAGACCTCGGCGTCGGCTCCGACAAGGGTGCGCACCGCCTGGCGGCGCAACGGCTGTGGCCGCTCGACGACCTGTTCGACCGTGTCAAGGACGACGGGCGGGCCGACGCTGCGCTGCTCGCTCACTGGTGGATGAGGGGGGTGAAGCGCAAGGACGTACAACGCCTCGCCGCCGAACTCGTCGACGGCATCGAGCAGATGCGCCGCGACCTCGCCCTGCGGGATGCGCAGGTGCAGCAGTTGATTGCACAGCGGAACGAGCTATGGGCCGAGCTAGACGCCAAACGGCGAGCGGAGGGGCTGGGGTGAGCATGCAATACCCGACCATCCCGAAGCCGATCGCTCGCCTGATCGACGAACCACGGATGTGGAGTGACCAGTCGACCGCTCTGCCAACCCTTGCCAAGTTCGAGATTGAGTACCCGTGGTCCGACTGGTCCCAGTGGGAACGCTGCGGGCCAGAGGAGATCGTGAGCGACGAGGAGGTCGGCTTCGATCTGGTCGCCGCCGAGGTGTCGCTGTTCAAGGTGCTGAGGTACGAGCAGCTCAAGCGGTATCGCACCAAGTATCGGCAGCGGTGGGCCCGCTTTCGCCGCAACGCCAGGGGCGAGTGTGAAAGCGAAGTCCGCGACGAGTACAGGACGGTGGTGACATGACCCCCGACCAAGCATGGCTCGAGCATTTCGTGGACTGGTGGATGAAGGCCATCTACGAACACGACGCTGAGATGGGGGTGGCGATGGCTTTACACGAAGCATGGTGGGGTGTGCCGATCGGGCCGACGATGTCGATGGCTCACCCGCCGAAGTTGCGGGGAATCCTGTTTGAGGCCACCCAATGACCCCCGACCCGACACCGATCCCGGCGACCGGCATCACCCGCGACGAGCACGACGAACTCGTCGCCGTCAAGGGTCGGCCGCTCACCCAGGGACCGATCAGGCGGCGACGCCAGGTCGACGACGCCGCCGACCTCGGCGGCATGACCGTGCTCGACGGCGTGCTGGCCGAGCACCTGAGGAACGAGAAGAACAAGGAGGTTCCCCATGACGAAGGATGAGCTGTACCCGATCATCGACGAGGTGCTGCACGAGCGTTGGCACCCGTTCACCAACGCCGGCAGTGCGTGGATCGACACGTCCGGCGACGACATCCTGTTGCGCATCCACGACCTGGCCGACGCGCTGTGCGACGCCATCGTCGAGCGCATGGCGGGAGGCCCGTCGTGAGCGAACAGTACCGAATCGGGACTGTTCCCGCTGACTGGCGCACCCTCGCAGCCTGCCGTGGGCTCGACCCCGAGTTATTCTTCCCCGAGCGGGGCGACACGTTCACCGCTCGCAACGCCCAGGCGGTCTGCGCCGCCTGTCCGGTGGCCAAGCAGTGCCTGGAGTTCGCCATCGAGGTTGGCGAGACCGAAGGCATCTGGGGCGGTCTGTCCGGTCGGCAGTTGCGGCAGGAGAGGCAGCGACGGGCGGGTGGCCGCAAGGGGCCGAAGCCGGGCACGACGCTCAAGCCGATCAAGCACGGCACCGATGCTGGTTTCTTTGCGCATCACCGCCGCGGCGAGCGGCCGTGCGAGTCATGCCGTGAGGCGCACGCCGCCTACAACGCTGAGCGGGAGCGCAAGCAGGGCAGGGCGGCATGAACTGGGCCGAACTGCGTGCGCAGCTCGCCTGCACCGGCCGAGCCAACGAGATGTGTGTCGACGGCTCGACCCCGCACCAGCGCGCCAGGCAGGAACGGGCCGGGCTCGCCATCTGCGCTGGCTGCCAGCACCTCAACCGGTGCCGGGCGTGGGTACTGCGCCAACCGGACGACCCGTCGCCGGTCATGGTCGTCGGCGGCATGACACCAGGGCAGCGGCGCAGATACCGCCACGGCGGCGACGCCTGCGGGACCGCCGCCGGGTACTGGCGGCACCACCGGCTCGGCGAGGAGGCGTGCCAGCCGTGCAAGACAGCAGTGAGCGAGGCGCGACGGGACTACCGGGCGCGACGCAAGAACGAGGGAAGGGGAGCGGCGTGAGTGTTCAATACCTAGTCGGCGACACGCGAGAGCAGACCGCCACCATCGCAGACGGGTCGGTGTCGCTGGTGGCGTGCTCGCCACCGTTCATCGCCCTGCGGTCGTACCTGCCCGCCGATCATCCGATGAAACACGCCGAGATCGGCAGCGAACCCGACCCCGCCACCTTCCTCGACACCCTGCTCGCACTCACCGCCGAATGGGGCCGGGTGCTCGCACCGTGGGGCAGCATCGCCATCGAGCTCGGCGACACCTACGCCGGTGGCGGGCTGGGATTCAAGACCGGCGACGCGACATGGCGTCCAAATAGTGAGGCTGACGGTAAACGGTGGAACGATACGCCGACTGCCAAAGACGGCCCAGGCTGGCCGCGCCCGAAGTGCCTCGCCCTCGTGCCGCAGCTCTACGCCGCCAGCCTCGCCTACGGGCGGAACCTGCTCACCGGCGAGCCGTCACCCGCCGGGCAGTGGCTCGTACGCAACATGATCGTCTGGCACCGGCCGAACCCGGCAGTGGGGGCGTTGGGCGACAAGTACCGGCCGTCCACGTCCTACATCACCGTCGCCACCCGGTCGCCGAAGCGGTGGTTCGACCTGACGGCGGTGCGTGCCCCGGGTCCCGATCCGAAGCCATCACAGCGAGGCGCTACCGAGTTCGAGCGCAACGGCGATCTCGGCAAGGCGCGAAACGGCACAGTCGGCATGGACCGAAACCCCGCAGGCGCCCCGCCGCTCGACGCCTGGTTCGACGAACACGACACATGGACACTCACCACACAACCGTCATCGCTCGCCCATTACGCCATGTGGCCAGCGAAACTGGCCGAGCGGCTGGTGCTGTCGATGTGCCCGGCCGAGGTGTGCAACGTGTGCGGCGAGCCACGGCGGCGGGTGGAGGCGACGGAGCGCACCGACGCCAAGGGCAGGAGCCTTGACGGACGGCAGTTTCGTGCGACACGCGAAACGATGGGCACGCTACGCGACTACGAGTACCTGCTGGACGATGCGCCGACGCCTTCATTTCGCACCACCAAGCACCTCATCGGCTGGACCGACTGCGGCCACGACGACTACCGGCCCGGCGTCGTGCTCGACCCGTTCGCAGGCACCGGCACCACCCTCGCTGTTGCTGACTGCCACGGCCGCGACGCCATCGGCATCGACATCGACGAACGCAACCACGCCCTCTACCCGGCCAGGTGCGCCGAGGTGCGCAAGGCACTGTTCGGCACCCGGCCAGAGACACCCGGCCAACTCGACCTGTTCGGGGGAGCCGCGTGATGCCCGCCACCACACCGCCACCCGCCGACGTGCACCAGGCGGCGCTCGACCTCGCTGCGCACGGGTTCCGGGTGCTGCCGATCCGGCCCGGCATGAAACACCCGCCGATGGCCGCATGGCAGCAGGCCGCCACCACCCGCACCGAAGCGATCGGCGCCTGGTGGAACGGGCTGTACCGGGGCCACGGCGTCGGTATCGCCACCGGCCACCTCGACACCGGCGAAGGGTTCTTCGTGCTCGACATCGACGAGCGGGACACCTTCAGCGGCACCGACACGCTGCACGACCTTGAGAAGGTACACGGCCCGCTTCCGGCGACGATCACGTCGATCACCGGCAGCGGCAGCGAACACCGCTACCTACTGGTTCCAGCCGGGCGGCCGGTGCCTCGCAATGACCAGTCAGGCAGGCTCGGTGCCGGGCTCGACATCCGAGGCGAAGGCGGCCAGGTCGTCGTCGCCCCAACCGTGCACCCCAACGGCAACGCCTACGCCTGGGAAGTCGGCCACGCCCCCGGCGAGATCGACATGGCCGAGGCGCCCGCCTGGATGATGGACCTGCTCGCCCCGGTGGAGCGCAGCGCACCGGCACCAGCACCGACCCGGCAGCGTGACGTGTTCCTGTCGTCATCGCCGGCCGATCGCTGGAACGACCGCACCACCTGGCCCGACCTGCTCGAGCGCGACGGTTGGCAACTCCATCACATCGACGCCGACGGTGAGCAGCACTGGACCCGGCCCGGCAAGGACCGGCGTGAGGGCACGTCGGCGACCGTCGGCTGGCAAGGCAACGACGCCCTCAAGGTGTTCACCTCGGCCGTGCCGTGGCTGCAGGCGGAGCGCACCTACAGCCGGTTCCAATACGAGGCGGCACGCACACATGGCGGCGACGAACGGGCGCTGGCCCGCCAGATCATCGCCGACGAAGGTGCCGCTGTCGTCGCTGCGCTCCCGGTGGTGCCCGTCGGCACCGAGGCGCCGATCGACGACGAGATGAGCGACTACGACGCCTCGCTGCGGGGCCTGCTGCTCGACTGGGGCGACTTCTGGGCGAAAGACACCACCGAGGCGTCGTGGCTGGCCGAGCCCGTCATCGCTCAGGGGCGCGCCACGGCGCTGTTCGCCCCGGGCGGCACCGGCAAGTCGCTGTTCGCCCTGTGGCTGTGCGCCTCGATCGCCTGCGGCCTGATCGGGCTCGACGGCATCAAGATCGAGCGGCGACGGGTGCTGTACCTCGACTACGAGATGACCGCCGACGACCTCGCTGAGCGGCTCACGGCGATGGGGTTCGGCGCCGAGATGGACCTGGGCTGGTTGCACTACGCCCTGTTGCCGTCACTGCCGCCCGCCGATGCGCCCGAGGGCGGCAAAGCCATCGCCCGGCTGGCGCAGCTCGTCGGCGCCGACCTGGTGGTCATCGACACCTTCGGCCGGGCCGTCGCCGGCGACGAGAACGACGCCGACACGGTGCGCAACTTCTACCGCTGGACCGGGCTGCACCTGAAGGCCGAGGGGCGGGCGTTCCTGCGGGTCGATCACGCCGGCAAGGACGTCGAGAAGGGCCAGCGAGGCACCTCAGCGAAGAACGACGACGTCGATGTCGTCTGGAGAATGATGAAAGCCGACGGCGGATTCACCCTCAAGGCGACGAAGCGGCGCATGGGCTGGGTGCCCGAGGAGGTGGTACTGATGCAGCGAGACGAGCCGCAGTTGCACTACCGCACCGGCATCGACGCCGTGCCCGCCGGTACCGCCGAGACGGTCGCCGACCTCGATGCGCTCGGCGTGGCGGTCGACGCATCGGCCCGCAAGGCCGCCGAAGCACTGCGGGCGGCAGGCCGCTCAGCAAAGAACGACCGCATCAGGGCGGCGCAGAAAGCACGCCGAAGCAGGGTGCTGCAGCCTGTGGATAACTACCCTGAAAGCGCGCCCCGAAGTGCGGGGCGCGGTCGCGAAACGGAGCGCGCCCCGATTGTTGGGGCGCACCGGGGCGCGGTTGACGAAACCCCAGGTCAGGACGTGGGGCGCGGTGCGGGGCGCGGTGGGGCGCGGCACCCCGACGCAACTGGGGCGCGCGCCCCCTCTCTAGAGGGGGCGCGCCCCAGCGTGAGCCCCGGCAAGACCATTCCCTCGATGGACGACTTCTGATGAAAGGCCAACACCCATGACCCGCACCCGTATCGACGTCCAACTCGCTGCAGCCGCCACCCTGCTCGACCGCCTGGCATCTTCGTACCCGTCGGCGCTCGGCCACCTCGCCCGCGAGCTGCTCGTCCTCGACGGCATGCCCGACCACACCAGCGGCGCCGGCATCACCCGTGGAGCGGGGAGCGACGTCGAGGCGCTCACCGCCGTCGAACGGGTCGCCGCCAGCCGAGTGCACTTCAGCACCGAACTCGACACGTTGCGTGAGGATGCCCAGGCGGTGATCGAGATGGTCGGCGCCCTGGCGCACATGATCGACCGGGCCATCGGCCTGCGTGCGCCGATCGCTGTGTCACGGTGTCGCGATTCGCTGCCCGGCCGGGATGGCGGCATGGACTGGGGCGATCCGACGTGTGAGGAGATCCCGGCGAAGGCGGGGTTGTGCTCGGCGTGCTACCAGCGTGAGCGGCGCTGGCGCATCGGTGAGGGGCTGGCAGTTCGGGACGTCGTCGATGCTCGATGAAACTTGGCCGCTGACCTGCGTCGATGTTGGACAGTGAAACCAGGAACCTGTAGTCTCGGTGTAAGTCGCCCGTCGTGTGCAGCAGCACCGGCGGGCGTTGCCGTTGTCGGGGGTGGCGTGTGAGCGCACTGCACCAGTCCTCGAGCTACCGCCGCAGGGCCAAGGTCGTCAGGGACGCAGCCAACGCCGACCCGTTCACCCGCTGCTGGGTCTGCGATCGCACGAAGGCCGAGCACGGCTCCACCTGGGAAGCAGGCCACGTCATCGACGGCCACCCTGGCAGCGTGCTGCTTGCCGAGTGCAAGTCCTGCAACGCCAGCAAGGGCGCACGGCGAGGCAACCAGATGCGAGTGCAAGGGACGACGCGTACGTGGTGATCGTCGTGCGCAACCTTGACGAGGCCAAGGCTGAGGCGCACCGCTTCGCCGCCGTCATCACTGCCGGGCCGAAGGCGAGCGAGGCAGCGTTCGGTCACCCGTTACAACGGGCCCGCACCTTCGCCGACACGACCTCGGGACCGATGGCGCCGAGCATCACCGCCGTTACCTCGCTCGTCGACTTCGGCGCAGCGCACGCCGACAGCCTGCTCATCCACTGCCACCGAGGCGAGTCCCGCTCGCCGGCCATTGCCATCGGCATCGCCGTCAAGCTCGGCCACACCGTCGACGAAGCCTGCGACCTCGTCCGCACCTGGGTGCCAGCGGGACGAGCAATCAAGCCGAACCCGCTCATCGTCCAGCACCTTGAGCGCATCCTCGACCGCCCCGGCCTGTCGGCCACCGTCGCCCGGCACTGGCCGAGCATCGCTGGACACCTCGGAGCGGCAACTACCCGAGCGTGGTGATACATGCAATCTGCTTCCTGTTTTTCACTCTGAGTGATACTGCAGAGAACCCCGGACTCAACCCAGGTTCCCTCCCCATAGACACAGGGGCTGACCTGGTGTTATGTAGCCATACCCAAGGGGGTGCCGTGGTCGACGACCTCAAGTCAGGCGACCACCGCCGAGCGCTGACCGCACTGCGTGACATTCTGGCCGACCAGATCGTGCTCTGTGAGCCGAGCGTGGTGGCCCAAGTCGCCGCCCGGCTGCAGTCGGTGCTCGCCGAGCTCGCAGCACTGCCCACCGAGTCGAAGATGTCGACGGTCGACCAGCTGCGCGCCAAGCGCGACAGCCGACGGGCGTCGTGAGGGTCGGCGTCCAAACGCCGCGCCTGTCCCGCATTCCGGCGTTTGCCAGCAACGACGCAGCCGACGACGTCATCACGATGGCCGAGGTCGCCGGCATGCCGCTCGACGAGTGGCAGAAGTGGATCGCCCGCAACTCGCTCGGCGAGCTCAACGATGGCCGCTGGGCCGCGTTTGAGGTCGGCATTGACGTGCCGAGACAGAACGGCAAGTCGGCGCTCATTGAGGCGCTGATCCTCGCCGCTCTGTTTGTCTGGCAGGAGCGCACGGTCATCTACTCGGCGCACCTGTTCTCCAGTGCGCAAGAGACGTTCACCCGGCTCCGGTCACTGATCGAACAGTCGGAGTTCGCCGACGAGGTCGCCAAGGTCTACACGGCCAACGGTAAAGAAGCGATCATCCTGAAGAACGGATGCCGGGTCAAGTTCATGGCCCGCAGCCGTGGCGGCGGTCGTGGCTTCTCCGGCGACCGGATTATCTTCGACGAGGCGTTCGACCTCGACCCGAAGGCGCTCGGCGCGATGGTCCCCGCCCTCGCCGCCCGGTCGATGCGTGGCGACTCCAACCCGCAGATTTGGTACGTGTCGTCGGCGCCCCACGCCGACAGCGTCGTCTTTCACAGCGTCCGCTCAAGGGCGCTGTCCGAGGCCGACCCGGGCCGCCTGTTCTACGCCAGCTGGTCAGCCGACGAGCTCGCCGAAGCCGACAACGTCGAAGCGTGGTACCAGGCCAACCCGGCGCTCGGCATCCGCATCTCGGAAGACTTCGTCAGGGACGAGATGCAGGCGCTGTCACATTCGCCCGAGGAGTTCCTGCGCGAACGCCTCGGCATCCCTGACATGCCGATCACCGACAAGGTCGCACCGCCCGCCATCCCCGCCGACGCCTGGCAGGCAACGGCGACCACCATCCCTCACGACGTCGCCCCTGGCGGCTGCGTGTTCGCCTATGACGTCCACGACGGCTGGGCATCCATCGCCATCGCCGCAGGCACCCTGTCGGCGGCCTACGTCGAGGTCGTCGCCCACCAGGCCGGAGACGGCTGGCTCCCTCGCCGCCTCGTCGAGCTCGCCGAGCGGTGGAAGCCGATCAGCATCGGCCTCGACGGCGGCAACGGCCCAGCGGTCGCAGTGCTCGGCGTGGCACGCGAGCAGTTCGAGGAGGCTGGGCTCAACCCCGACCTGCTCCGGCCGATCACCTCGGCCGACTACAAGGCGGCGTGCGGGTCATTCCTGCGCTCCGTCGTCGACGGCACCCTCACCCGCCCGGTCGTCGCACCGGATCAGCTCGACAACGCCGCTGTGGTCGCCTCTGAGCGCCGCATCGGTGACGCCTTCGTGTGGGACCGCAGAACTGCCACCGTGCCACTGGCGCCGCTGGTGGCGGTGACGTTGGCTCGCTCGCTACTCGGCGACAAGCCCCCAAAGCTGACGCACTCGGCGTCGGCGTTCGTGTCGCTCAACGACTACTAGCCCGAGGGGGTCGCGCATGTTCACTGCCATGCAACTCGTCGGTCTGGTCATGGTCGTCGTCGGTGCCTTCATCGGCGCTGGCCTACCTGGTGCCCTCGTCGGCGCCGGGATTCTGCTGACCTACTTCGGTCTGGCGGGTGAGCGCTGATGTTGTCGTCAATCTTCCGTCGCCCCGAGCAGCGCGCCCAGGCGACCACCTGGGGACTCTGGCCCGGCGAGATGACCCAGGTTGTCGGCGGCGTGTCGGTCACCGAGCAGACGTCGATGCAGTTGCTCACCGTCTACGGCTCGGTGCGCCTCATCTCCGATTCGATCGCCACGCTGCCGCTCGACGTGTATCGCCGCACCGGCGACGACGCCAAGGTTGAGGTCGCCAAGCCGAAGTGGTTGCAGCAGCCGACGACGAACCTCGACTTTACGTCGTGGGTGTCGCAGGTGTTGTCGTCGCTGCTCTTGCACGGCAACGCCTACGTCGTCGTCCTGCGCAATGAGGTCGGCGCCATTGTCGAACTGATCCCGCTCGACCCGTCAAAGGTTCGGGTGACCCGTGATCGTGGCCGCCTGGCCTACATGGTGAACGGCCAGCGTGTCGACGCCGAGATGCTCCATCTCAAGGGGCTGATGTTGCCGGGTTCCGACGTCGGCCTGTCGCCGGTGGAGTACGCCCGCCAGTCGATCGGGCTCGGCCTGGCCGCCGTCAAGTTCGGCACCGGATATTTCGAGGGCGAGGGCAACATGCCCGGTGTCATCGAGATGCCTGGCAGTGCGCAGTCCGAGACGCTCAAGGCTATCGCCGACCAGTGGCGCCGTCGTCGCCGTGAGGGCGGCCGTGGCCTGCCCGGCGTGCTGCAAGAGGGCGCCGTGTGGAAGCCGACCGGCGTCACCAACGAGCAGGCGCAGTTCTTGGCCACCCGCAAGTTCACGTCGGCCGAGATCGCTGGCCAGATGTTCATGATCGACCCGACAGAGCTGGGCATCGGCATCGAGGGTTCGTCGCTGACTTACGCCAACCTGGAGCAGCGCAACACCCGCTTTGTCCGAGTGACGTTGCTGCCGTGGATCGTGCGTCTAGAGAAGGCGCTGTCGGACCTGCTGGCGCAGCCTCGGTACGTCAAGTTCAACCTCGGCGCCCTGCTCCGGGGTGACCTGCAGACCCGTTACGCCGCCTACGCCGTCGGCATCGGCGCCGGGTTCTTGGAGCCGAACGAGGCGCGCGACTGGGAAGACCTGCCGCCGATGGACGACACGCCCGACGTGCCCGAGGTGGCCCCGATGGAGGAGAACGCTGCGCTGATGATGGCCGAGATGCGAGCAGCGATGGCCGAGCAGTCGACCCGCACGTCCGACACGCACATCCACCTGCCGGATTCGCTGCAGGTGGAGATGCGTCAGGAGCCGATCATCATCCCGGCCCCGATCGTCAACATCCCGCCGGCGCAGGTCACGGTCAACGTCGAGCCGACACCGGTGACGGTGAACGTCCCTCCGACCGAGGTGACGGTGAACGTCCCGACGCAGCCGCCGCCGATCGTCTACGTGCAGCCGCCGGATTCCGGCGACGAGTCCATCACGTTCACGCGTGACCCGTCGGGCCGCATCGTCGGCGCCAAGAAGGTGACGAACTGATGGCTGACAACGTCGGATACACCCCAGGGTCAGGCGCAACCGTCGCCGCCGACGAGATCGGTGGCGTGCTTCACCAGCGCGTCAAGCTCGGCATCGGCGACGACGGCACCGCCGTCGATGTGTCGGAGTCGAACCCGATGCCGGTCACGCTCACGCAGGGCGAGGTCGTGGAGGCGCTGGAAGCCATGCGAATGGCAGTGCAGGCGCTCAGCCGTTCCATCGGCCAGTCGATGCCTGATGTGGCCGGTCGTCTACGTGTCGTGGTGGACGCCATCACTGGCTCTCTGACGTTGGCGACGATTACCACAGTCGGCACCGTCACGACGCTGACGAACCAGACACAGATCGGCGGCCTTCCAGCCTTCGAGCAGATCCCGGCGCTGATGCGCCTCGGTGCCGACAGCCTCCGCAGAAACGTGAGCGTGACCTGAGATGACCACGACCAACGGCAACCGCAAGATTCTCGACCTGAAGCGGTGGGAGTTCTGCACCCCTGCCCCGACAGCGACCGTGGCGGGTGCGTTCATCTCGTCGTCCCGCCACTACCGCCAGCAGCAGCTGTACGTCGTGTCGGCAACCGTGCAGTACCTCTACTCGGCGCAAG